GCTGAAAATGCCCGAAAAAGACGTAAAGCTTAAGCTGGGCAAGCTGAAGGGCGAGGAAGTGACATTCCATTGCAAAGGTGTACCACCAGAGCAGTTCTCTGAGATACAAGAAAATGCTATAGAAATGCGGAACGGAGATATACGCAAAATTAACATGTATCAGATGAAGGTAATGACAATTATCGAAGGTGTGCCAGACGTATTCAAGAATAAAGAACTGCTCGACCACTTTGGCTGTCCTACGCCTAAGGAGCTTGTGGGTAAGTTACTTCTCCCAGGTGAAATTGACGAGCTTTATAAAACGATAAGCGAACTTTCTGGTTACGAGAGTGAGGAAGAAATAAAAAAACTAATTGAGACGGATGGGGAGGTACAAGCCGCATATCTCCTCTTCCGTTACCATAACGTGCTACCGTCAACGTACTATAACTGCAAGGCTGGCGAAAGGCGCATTATACATGCCTTCCTAGAGAAGGAAATGGAGGAACGCAATAAGGCAGGTGATATACCGGTTGGCTAAGGTAATAGATGCAATTTTACAGCTGAAAGATGAGTTCTCGGCCACGCTGAATAGAGCTACTAAAGGGCTAGAAAATACCGCAAAGCAGATGCAGCGCACTGGTAAGAGTATCCAGAACACGGGTAGACAGATAAACAGCGTAGGAAGCACTCTTACTAAGGGCGTCACTTTACCTATTATTGGTGCTGGCACGGCGTTAACGAAGTTGGCAATGAACTTTGATGACGCATACGATAAGATACGTGTAGGAACTGGAGCCACTGGAGAAGCGCTTAAAAACCTTGAGAAGGACTTCACTGCGGTTTATAAGTCTGTCCCTGCTTCAATGGACGACGTTAGCACTGCAATCGCTGACTTAAATACACGGTTAGATATCTCGGGAGCACCTCTACAAGAGCTTGCAACGCAAATTCTTAACCTTAGTCGTATTACTGGAACTGACTTGGGTACTGTTATACAGTCGACAACGCGAATGTTCCAAGACGCGAGAATAAAACAGCAAGACTATGGGAAGGCTTTGGACTACACGTTTAAGGTAGCACAGCAAACTGGCATAAGCGTTGATAGGTTGCAGCAGCTAATGGTTCAGTTCGGAGCTCCGTTAAGGCAGCTTGGTTTTGACTGGCAAACGTCGGCAGCTATGCTTGGTAAATTCGAAAAAGAAGGCGTAAACACCGAGCTGGTACTAGGAAGTTTCAGAAGAGCGCTTAGTAAAATGGCACAGCACAACATTAAAGATCCCGTACAAGCTCTTCAAAAGGCTATAACATTGATAAAACAGGCTGGAACCGCAGGTGAAGCCAACGCGCTAGCATTAGAACTATTCGGAGCACGAGCTGGGGCAGACATGGCAGCAGCAATCCGTGAGGGTAGGCTTGACTTAGATGAGTTGCTTAACACGTTAAAGTCAAGCCCTGATACGATTAATAAAGCAGCGCAAGAGACGGCAGACTTCACAGAGCGGTTTACCATGCTGAAAAACCAAATAGCTGTAGGGTTACAGCCTGTAGCTATGAAGCTCTTCGATACCATAAACAGTTTAGTGCCGACATTCCAACGCTTTGCGGACACAATAGTTAAAGTAGGCGATAAATTCGCGAGCTTAACACCAGCGCAGCAAGATACAATACTAAAATTAGTGGCGCTAGCTGCTGCAACAGGGCCCGTGCTAAAGGTGTTTGGAAGTGTTGTTGGATCAGTAGGTGGCGTTGTTAGAGGGATGGGTAACTTGGGCAAGAGCATGAAAACTGCTGGAGGTTTAATGAAGTTGGTGCTTTCACCAGCGAATTTAGTCGTGCTCGCCATTGTAGCGGTTGTAGGGGCAATTGTACTTCTAATTAAATATTGGGGGCAGATATCCACATTCTTTAAAAACCTATGGCAGAGTTTCAAGCAGACGCTTGGTATAACAGAGCAGACTGGACAGACATTCACTAAGGTGTTTGGCGCTATCGGTAACGTTGTTAAAACTGTTATTAGCGCTATGGTTTCGGCGTTTCAATTCTTAGCTCCCATCATTGGAACGGTGTTCAGCGTAATTATTGGTATCGTTACAATCGC